AAGTGGTTAAGAAAGAATTTTTTGATAAAATGTATTATGATGGTTATGATGAATTGCTTTTATATCCTGAAGCAATAGCAGATTGGTATGGAGAGTATATTGCCATTTACACAACGATAAGAACCAGTAGTGATGCTATAGTTATATTAGATAAAGATTTGAAAAACGTATATGGTAGAAATTATGCCCACAATTGGACTGAATATATAGGAAAAAATAACTATATATCTTTATCTTTAAAAAATATGGTATATATATCCAATAATGAGGTTGTATGTGTAGATGTATCAAAATATTCGTATAAAGACTATCTGTTATGGCACACCCCTATCACCGATGAAGAAATAAGAGTAGACAAGACCTCATATTCATTGGAAGGAGACAACGTAATAGTAGACGTTGAAGCAACCACTAAGGCAGGAGAGAAAAAGAAATATCATCTGGTATTGAATAAGGCGACAGGCTCTCTGCTTAACTCTGAATCCTAACCCTCAAATAAAATATAATCATGAAAACATCCAATTACGCCTCCAGATTATCCGTCAGTTGTGGCAAGAACACGGACAGCATGGAGAAACTTGCAAATTTATGTGAGCAAGAAGCCGAAAAGCTAGTGAAAACGCTAGATATTGCCGAGGGAGATGCAATATCCGTAATTTTTTCTACAATACCAGGTCCCGGATTCCCTGAACTTATCTGTGTGGGAGTATTCAGTAGGGACGAGAGTGGAAAGATCGTGTACGAACTAGATTTCTCGGAGTCAACATTGTAACTCATTCCCGCCCCTATTGCGAAGGGCGGTTTTTGTTTCTAAAAAGTTAAAACCGTTAAAAACCAATAACAGATATAGTTAATTGTTCAATCAATCAATCAATCTTGATTTGTATTATTTATATTTGCGACATCAAAGCAATGTATCTTTGATACGTTACGAACAAAGATAGCAGTAGTACTGTTATTTTATAAAAAACAAAGGAGAATTGAATATGAAACCCTCATCTTACACACAAGAGGTATTTGTTATAGAAAATCCCTCAAAAGCACTATTGGACTTTGTAAATAAGTTGAGAGATAGAAAAATGTCTCAACAGGAGAAATTACGCAATAAAAAGAACTGTACCATTAAAATCAACGTATAATCTTCCCTGAATGGATATTTCCGTTTCTATCAATTCTAAATCAGAAGATGAGTATCGGATAATATTATCTCCATTTAATTTGGATATAATCCCGTGTGAGGTGCGGGAAATATTTGGAGATAGTATTGAAATTGCAGATGTCACACTTGAGAGAGTAAAAGGTGATAATCCCACTGATATTGGAGTACTTCTAAAAATATCAAATGTTATAGGTGAAATTTTCAATGATAATGAGAACTTGATATTATATTTCTACTGTGATGACATACACGACATTTTAAGAAGGGATAAAGGAGTAACTCCACAAAAATTCAGAAGCAATTTGTTCTCAAGAATGTTTGATAAATATATGTTGTCAAATGGAATTACCGATATAATAAACACACCTATTGAGATTAAGGCAGACAGACATATTTATATCCATTTGATATCAAGAAGTATTCATTTAGAATATGTAAAAGCCATAAAAGATGTCATAATGGATATGGAATCAAAATAGAAGCGGAGTAACCTCCGCTTTTCTTTTTCCGTTTTATCTCATTTCCCTTCTAAAAAATAAACTTATAACTACTAATTTCCCACAATTGCTCAATTGTGGTTTATCCCTCATATAATAATTTTATAGCTTTCTTCTTTGAGTGTAACTTTATGCTGTTGAAAATCAAAACTAATTCATACAGTATGAAAGGAAAAATCTTAGTAGCACTAAAAACGAAGTATAAAACCTTGGGGTTTGGTGATAAAGCGTTTGACGGGGTGGCTGACTACTTGTCTAAAACCGTAACTGAAGAAAGTCAAATAGAAACTGCTATTAGTGGGGTCGAAGGACTTCTGAAGGCTTTTCAAGGAGACATTGATTCTGTTAGAAACGAAAAATCGGGTCTACAAAAACAATTGGACGAATTGAAAAATAAAATCGAGAATCCCAATCCTAACCCAAAACCGAAGCCGGAAGAAGAGAAAGATGATATAGCGACCATCATTGCGAACGCAGTTAATGCAGCCGTTAAACCTCTTTCTGATAAGCTTACTCAATTTGAAACAGAGAAGGCACAAGCCACTCGTCAAGAGCAAATCATAGGTAAAGCGAAGGAGTATGGTATTCCCGAAAACCTTGTTCCTATGTTGAATATTCCCGAAGATGTAAACTTGGATAACTATTTCAAGGATGCAAAGCAGACGTTTGCCAACGCAGGATTTCAAGATGTGAGAACTCCCGAATCGGGAAGCAATGAGCAAAACAATTCAAATGACATTGCCGCCCTGATAAACAAGGGAACTGAAGAAATTAAAAACTCTAAACAGGATTAATTATGCCAGCAGGTTTTAAGTATGATTTAAATCCGATTGAGAGACAAATGCCGGAAATGTGCCGTTTTGAAACGGTTTATAGATATTCTGGTGGTTTCAATCTGGATATTTCGAATTTGACAGGGGTTGCGCAGATCCCGCCTCTTACCCCTTTGGTTCTTGATTTTGTGAAACGAACGGCAAAAGCTGTTTTGAACGTTGAAGTAGCCGAGAAGATCACTGCCGGTTCTACTTCGTTGAAGATCAAGAAAAATTCTCTTGCGTACGTCGGTATGCATATTGGTAATGGTACAAATGGCGGTACAATTGAAGCTATCGACAAAAGTAATGCGGAATATGATACCGTTACTCTGGCCGCTTCGCCAACGCTTGCCGCAGAAAAGGATGCGGTATTGTTTGAAGCTACTGCCGCAGCCGGTAAAACGGCAAAAGTAACAGCAACAGCTTTAAATTATGCATGGACTAAAGTAGAAGCGGGTGCAACTGTTACCGCTATAGGCCAAGCGTACGAGATCAGACCGACAAGACTCATTGTTCCTATCTCCGATAAGGATAAGGAGACTTTGGGTGACAGATTCATGTTCACTTATTAAAGAAAGGAGGAACTATGTATTTGACTATTCAAACATTACTGAATGATCCGGGAGTGGTGAAAGCGGTTATCGACCGTGTGCAGGCTCTAAGACTGGATCAAATCTTTTGGAAAAAGCACCTCGATTTTGAGGAAACGAAATCCCGTGTGTTCAAAACATATTTGGGAACAGTAACGGGTGTTGTTGCCGGTTCTGTAATTGACCGTAACTCTAACAAGCCGTTAAGAGAGCGTAAATCTTTGGGTTCTGGATATGGCGAAGTTGCCTATATGGGGGATAGATACCAGATGGACAACGATAGACTCGATATGCTTCAAGAACTAATCAATAAGTTCAATCAGGCGAAGACACCAGATCAACGGGCTGCACTGGACGATATTATCAACTATATTGTAGATGATATGCGTCAGGTATTGCTTGCTCCACACAAACGTATGGATATTGTGGACGGTGATCTTCGTTCTGATGGTAAAGCATCGGTAAAAGTAGACGATAATCCGCAAGGAATTGAATTGCTTGAAATGGAACTTCCGGTTCATCGTATCACTCCGCAAGTTTCAGACAAACTGAATTTTGTTCGTTATCTTATGGAGAAAACCGTTGAATTACGTACTAAGTTCGGCATGTTCGTTTCTATGGAAATGTCCCGGAAGACTTTTATCAATAGCATTATTGGATCAAAGGACTTCGGAGAATTCTACAAACAAAGCTTTGATTCTAAAGAAGTCCAACTGTCTGCCGGGCTTATGTCTAGTGAGATGGCGACCACTATCTTTAGAGGATTGGGCTTGCCGCCTATCGTAATCAACGAAGATTTGGTGGAATTGTCAGACGGCACTTTCAAACAGGTATTTAAAGATAACCGTATTTCTTTGTTTACCACTCCTAAACAGGGAAAGATGCGCTGGCATACTCCGTATGAAATTACCGATCCAGTTCCGGGAAAGACTTACACCCGTTCAGAAGGTGGTATGTATATTTCCAACATACGTACGGATGAAGGCAGGTTCATGGAATATGGAGCCGAATGGATTCCAGAATTTACATCTCCCAATAAGATTGTAATTTTTGACCTGGATACGATGAATGCGTAAGTATGATAATTAGTGACTACATAAAGAAAAAGTTTCAGCCATTCGGCATATCATTGTCGGAGGCTGACTTGGTAGAGATGAATCTTTCTTCTGGGGTTGATCCTGACGGGGAAATGACTGAAGACAATTTACAGTCTATCTCTGTTGCGATAGCAAGATTTATTCCCTCCTTATTGCTTAGAGCTACTTCTAAATCGGTATCAGAAAACGGTCATTCAAAGTCTCTTTCTTGGGATATTTCCGGGATAAAGTCATACTATTCTTTTTTATGCAATAAGTATGGACTGAAAGATGAACTGAATACAGATAAACCTAAAGTAACATTTTGGTGATATGCTAGAAACTGCTCCGCATAAATTGCAATTACAGGTTATTACTCCGGAAGAGAATGACGAGTATAACCGACCAATACCGGGAACTGGTGGAGAGTCTTGGCAGGATGTAACATATTGCTTCTGCCATGACAACTCTCAACAGAAAGAGGTTTCTGTCAATGGCGAACGCTGGGTATATAATTACCATGTGGTTTATGAGGGTAAAAAGATTATTTTAGGATCTCATATCAGATGTCTGGACACCGAAGGGAATATTGTAGGAAAGGGAGATGTGAAGAAGAATGCCGAATGCTATTCGGAGGAGTTTAAGGGTAGATGTGATATTTGGGTATGATTGTAACGACTGACATAGCGAATATTATTTTTAAAGATTGCAAGTCTTTTGGAATCTCTGAAATGTATCAACGGGGAAATATCCCTGAAGGTAAAGTAAAGACCGAAAGAATTGTAATCTACCCCAAAACTCAACAACCGGATGATTACTGGGAAAAAGGATATGTTGAAGTAAATCTTTGTGTTCCTGTAACAAAGATAGGTAAGGCTAATTTGATTCGCTTGAATGAACTTGAAAGGAAGGCAAAGGAAATGTTCAAAGATGACATTGTCGGACAATATGACGGTTTCTGGTATCGTTACTCTTCTGAAAGTATCGGAATAGAAGAAGACAAAGAATTATGTTGTTACTATGTAAATGTGAAATTATTATTTGAAACTCTAAACGTAAATTGAAAAGATATGAAACCGTTTATTGGAATTAAAAAGATTTGGTACGGTGATGTTATAACTTCTGCTGTGACTAAATCAAGTCTTAAAACGTGGTTAGGTACTGCTACGGAAGTTGAAAACTCTCATCAAGATACTTGGGCGTATACAGAAGATGATCCGACATATACCGACTATATCAACGAGTTGAATGGTAGTATCTATTATCGTGATGTTACTCAAAAAGGAGCTAAAACAATCGCTTTCACCATGGGAGTTTTCTCCTTTGATGACAAGGTTGAATTGGAAGGTGGTGAAAAGATTGATACTGATGCAGGATGGGCTTCTTCTGACACTCCGGGAATTGTAAATAAGGCAATTGTAGGCCAGACAAAAACAGGCAACTACATTGTATTTACTAATGCTGCTGTTATCGCAAAAGGTAATGCGGTAGAAAAGAATATCGGTCTGGGTGTAACAGCGGTGGCTATGGAAAATCCTAACTCCGGTGTTAAGAGCGACTATCTGTTTGATGGCGAAAAGGTAGATGCTGCATGAACTGATGAAACAGTGGCGATTGCTTCTTCTGAATCGGCTACTCTAAATAGTTATTCAGCTGGATCAAGGCGGGTGAACGCTGGGAGTGCTGTAAACTATGGCTCTTCAGGAGAAGATGGAAAGCAACCGTCAGAGACATTATCTATATTGTAAAGTGGTGAGGGGTGAGGATTTGTGTTTCTCGCCCCCTTTTAATAAATATCATTATGAATAAAGCAGCTATACTTGTATCTGAAGCTATCACAGGCAAAGATTTCATTCCTATAATTGTAAACGGGAAAATGTACCGTGTAAACCCGCCTACTATCCATAAAATCGCTGGCGCCTCGGCTTATCTTGCTATTCTAGAAAATAGCAAGGATATTGCGGGTATTGTTTCTTCGTTAAAGGATATTTCCGTCGCTTCTCGTGCACTTTCTTGGTTTATTGAAGGGGATGATAGTCTTGAACATGAATTATCAAAGGGAACACTGGAAGAAGTGCTCTGTGGGCTTACAACCGCTTATTCTCTAATCTCTGTAGAAAATTTTACAATGCTGTTGGATTTAGCAAAGAACGTAGCAAATCTGACAGCAAAACAGAAGTTATAGGAAATGATTGTATGTTAGGGCAAATTGCGTCGTTCATGGAAAATCTTCATCTCTCTTACGATGAAGTAGTTTATAAAATCCCATATCGCAATTTGATCATCATGCAAAAAGATAAGTTGCACGCTGTATACGATGGGGAGGTGCTTAAGGAAGTATCTGATAAGGATTTCTTTGGTGAAAATATGAAATTTGATAAGTAATGAAAGTAACGGTTGATTTGTCGGGCCTGGACGAGTATGTTGAAGAGGTGGACGAGTATGCAAATGAGCTTATGAAGAAAGCGGCGCATAATGCAGTTGACACTCAAAAGGAAAGAAATGTGAGTAGCAAGAAAACTTATCAGAACCATACGTGGAATCTTCGTAATGCTCCGGGGGCTGCTGTAGTTCGTGATGGGAATATCGTTTATCTATATGTTCCGGCAGATAGCGAACATGCGGGGGCTAAAGGCAAGACAGAGAACTTGCTTATATATGGGAAGCTACCCAAAAACGGTGTTGTGTTCGCTGATGGAATGGAGTATGCGAGCTTTGTTTCTAGCAAGGGGTTTGACGTTCTGGATTCGGCAAGCCTAACCGTGGAGAAAGAGTTAAAGGAATCATTTGGTAACGAAAACGTAAAAGTCACATGGCAGGAATGAAATTTACCGCAGATGTTAATGTCAAAGACATTATAAAACTGCGCCAAGAAATAGATAGATTAAAAAAATCTCTTATTGAGATTGCAAGTGTTCCAAATAGTGATGCTGCTGTGAAAGCTCTTGAGAAGCAATTATCATCAGCTTTAAAGAAATTGGAAAAATATAAAGACAAATATGTACAAACCCAACAGGCGAGGATAGACCAGGAAAAAGCTTCTTCTGAACAAATAAAAAAACAGCAAAAGGAAATAGACTCTCTTATCAAAAAATATGAAGCACTACAAAAACAGATAGAGAAAGGGACAGGCAGAGCGCCCCGTTCTCCTAAAACCTATACTGACGACCAGATTTCAGTTGCATTAAAAACTCAAGTACAGTCAATAAAAGAAGCTCGTGAACAATTAAAAGTACTCCGTTTCGCTCAAGCTAATGTAACAGACCAACAAGAGAGAGAAACTGGTGCTAGAACGAAACTAAATATCAAGATTCAAGAAAATACCCGGTATTTAAAGTTGAATTCGGATGCTTATACCCGCCAAAAAATGGAGATTGGTAACTATGAGGAAAATATACGTAGGGCTTTAGATGGTACAGGGCAATTCAACTTATCTCTGTCGAAGATGCTGGGTGTTATTGGTGGTACTGCCGCACTAAAAGGGTTAGTTACCGATATGATAAATGTCCGTGGAGAGTTCCAGAAAACATATATCTCCTTTGAAACTATGTTGGGTAGTAAAGAAAAAGCCGATGCTTTAATGGCTCAAATGGTGGAAACGGCAGCAAAAACACCTTTTGATTTACAAGGAGTAACAAGCGGGGCAAAACAGCTTCTTGCTTATGGAACTTCAGCGGACAAAGTGAATGAAACTTTGGTTCGTTTGGGGAATATTGCATCTGGTCTTTCTATTCCGCTTGGTGAGTTGGTTTATCTATATGGTACGTCTATGTCGCAAGGAAGATTATTCACGCAAGATGTAAATCAGTTCATGGGGCGTGGTATTCCTTTGGTTGCTGAATTATCAAAAGAACTGGGAAAAACAGAATCAGAAATCAGAAAGATGGTTACTGAAGGTAAAGTCGGCTTCCCTGAATTGCAGAAGGTTATAGAGAATATGACTAATGAGGGTGGTAAATTCTATAACTTGATGGAAATGCAATCTACGACATTGTCCGGTCAAATTTCTAATTTGGGTGATGCTTGGGATTCTATGTTGAATTCTATTGGAGAAGATACGCAGGGAATTGCATCTATGACAATATCGACTGTAACATCTATTATTGAAAACTACGACAAAGTTGGAAAGATTATTTTATCTATTGCTGCTACTTACGGTACATATAAAGCCGCATTAATAGCTGTAGAATTGTATGAAAGAAGAGCGGCTGCCGCAAGATCCTTACATATAAAAATTATTCGTGCTCAAGCCGTGGCGCAAGCGGCTTTAAATTTAGTTTCCAAAGCCAATCCTTATGTTTTGTTGGCAACGACTATTGTTGGAGTCACTACGGCAATGTGGGCGCTGCATGACAGTACAACAACCACTGAAAGGGAGATGGAGCGTATTAGTAAACGTACAGAAGTTTACAATAAGTATTTACAAGACGAGAAGAATCATGTAAATGAACTCATTTCCGTTTTGCAAAATGAAAATTCTACAAAAAAGGAAAGAATAGAGGCGTTTAACGAATTACAAACTAAATATCCACAGTATTTTGGAAAATATGAAACAGAGAAAGAATTAATAGATCATTTAACAGAGTCACTAAAAGGGTATAATGAGCAGTTGCGTATTCGTCAAGAACTGATGAATGTGAAAAACAATAATGATGATATAAAGCGATATAAAGAGTTGGAAAAATTCCTTTCTCTTGCACGAAAAGGCAAAGATCAACGTACATCTGTTGAAGAATCGGATTTTAATTTCTATCTTAAGAAGTATGATGTAAGAAAAAGAGGAATAGGAGTTACCGTAGAAGAGTATATTCAAGAAATGTTAGCTTCTCTATCTGCCACTATAGGAGAAGGGCAGGAAATTATACGTAAACAGGAGCAAACAGCATGGGAAGTGGCTCTTGATTCTATGGATAAAACCACAGCGGAAGGGCACAAGAAGATGCTTGAAGGATATAAAATATTATTGAGAGAATCAGGAAAAGAATGGATAAAAATAGAAGGATCGGAAGCCCCTATTAATGCCGATATTTTAACTAATAGAATAAAACAATTAAACGATAAAATATTAAATGTAGAATGGAAAAACGCAGAAACATACCGAAAAGAAGCTAAAATAGCATGGGAAAAGGCACAAAAAGAAGTGGAAGATGTAAAATCAGGAAAAGCAACATATAAATCAGAAGCTGATTATCAAAAAGCTCTGAAAGAAAAACAGGACGCCGAGAGTGAAGCAGAAAAGAGATATAAGAACTTAGGAGGGGTTACGGGGAATGAGCTTTCTAAACAAGAAAAAGAAGCAGATAAACGCAAGAAAGAACAAGAGAGGATCAATGATGAACTTCTTGCTATCCGCCGCCAAAACCAACAGGCCGAAATAGATCTTATGAAAGAAGGTACGGAAAGGAAGTTGAAACAAATCGATTTGGATTACCAGAAGGAAATAGATGCCATTAAGAAACAGAAAGCTAGTTGGGAG